CGGGGATCTACTCCTCAATAGGCTACCCGCTAAGGTAGCCCGTTTCCTCCTAGTATACTGGAAGGAATGATTTACTGCCGCCTTTGTACAGCGGCATCCACCTTTCCTTGTATACTGGGACTGATCGACCGATGGTGCCTGGTCTCCAAATGACATCTGGAGGCGGGCACTCATACAAGTATTGACGTAAACGGTCGATCCCGTCAGGCTCGGATGAAGTTCTTACCGCGGTGAGAATTGCGGTTTTAACCTCATAGCGATGCGTTTCGCTGTTATAGCGCTTTCTCAAGTGCTTTACAGACGGTCCACAAAAGCTAACCAAGCCAGAGACGGCCAAAGTACCATATCCGCGGGATACGTCGTTATTGTAATTGCCAGCGATGGCAATACATGACAGGATCTTCGCGGGTAACCTCGAGAGTAGGAAGTCAGCGACATTCCACAATCCCTTTTTATGGAAATTGTTCGATGTTTCGACAATCGTACTCACGGTACTTGGAGTTAAAGGGTCAAAGTCAGACCGAATATAGGCGGGGGTTACGTCTACCCCGTTATACCAGTCAGCGCCACAACTTTCACGGAACTTTCCAGTTCCATAAGTTTTGCGCGTGTTGACTTTGAGACCTAAGCACCTTAACAAGGCGCCTAGTACCTCAAGACTTTTATAGGGGATAATGATGTCGTCCCCGTAGACCGCGACACGTTTAGCAGTACAGTGCATCGTATCATCATTAATACGTAAGCCCTCTGTCAGAGTGACAGAAGCATACGCAATCAATGAAAACACGAAACTCTGTACAGGAAACGTCAGTGCTGAACCCATAGATGCGAATTTCCGAAGTTTGACTATTTCGGGAAATCGTTTATCGCTCGCTTCACGCGATTGATGTAAATATGGAGTTCTACATGCCATCATAGCACTGAGAAATTCAGGCTTGCGTCTGAATACGCTCTCAACTAGACGGCATGACAGACGGTCCGAAGCTGAGCTCAAGTCGACTGTAGCACCAGAACCAAATGAGGCAAGACGTGCCATATTTTGGTTATGGGCTTGGTCGCTGATCTTAATCGTATCCCGTACAAAGGAATGCGAAAAAGAATCAACGAGCCAGGCGGCTAGGCCCTGCTGTATCCATTGATTACTGAT